ATTGATGGAACGGCTGGTATCACATTCCCAGTAACAGCGGGTAGTGCTTCTGCGGTGCAAGCATCTTCTGGTAGGGTGTTGCAAGTGATAAATGCTACAAGTAGCACAGAATACAGCACAAGTTCTTCTACTTTTGTTGCTACAGGTTTTACTGCGTCAATAACTCCATCGTCTTCGTCTAGCAAAGTTTTGTTAACAGCAAGAGTTCCAGTTAGGTCAAATAATAGTCAAAGTCCGTATGGTAGTGTTAGTTGGTATAGGGGAGGTTCTGCGTTAATTACAACAAATACTTATGAAGGTGGCGCAACCACTTCTTCTGGAAATCAACAAGATATAAGGCTTGTAGTACCTCAATTTATTTTGGACTCTCCAGCAACTACATCATCAGTAACATATTCTTTATATTTTGTTTGTAACAGCGGTGCGGGCAGTATGTACGTAAACCCCAATTCTGCATTTACAACATCAATCATTCTTATGGAGATTTCAGCATGAACAAACATGACGCAATTCGTGCAACGCATTCTTCAATCGTTACTATCCGTGGTGATGATGCTTTTGACGCTGATGGCAACCCCGTTACTTATGAAGAATCAGCAGTTCAAGCCTACATTGATGCTCATGCCTATATAGCCAAACGCCAAGCGGAATATCCTCCCATGACTGACTATTTAGATGGCATAGCCAAAGGCGACCAAGCACAGATTAACAAATACATAGCCGACTGCCAAGCGGTTAAGGCTAAATATCCAAAGGGTTGATATGACTACTTACAAATGGAAAATACACGAAATAGACGCTACTGAAGGTCTGATTACAGTAGTCAAATACAGCGTTCTAGCGCGAGACATAGACCTAACAGTAAAGACTGAGGGCTATTGGCGCTTTGGTGACCCTGTTTTGCGTAAGCCTTTGCTAGAGGTAAAGGAAGAAGATGTAATTGCTTGGGTCAAGGCTGACTCTATGCGAGAAGGCGTAAATATAATAGAATCACGCCTAGCGGAACAACTTGCTAATCTTGCCAAAGACAAGGTTAAATTGCCATGGGTTCCCCAAGTTTTTACAGTAAATCTTGGATAAACCATGACGCAACCCATCGACATTATTAGCAGAGCATTAAAAGACATAGGCGCACTAGAGGCTGGTGAAACACCGACTCCAGAAGCCGCGACAGACGCTTTTGATATGCTTAATGACCTTATTGACCAATGGTCGAATGAGGACATGATGGTTTTTAATGTGACAGAGATTATTTTTCCTGTCATAGCGGGTCAGACCCAGTACACGATTGGCCCTGTCGCGTCGACCGCTAACTTTATTGGCGCATCTTTCACAGGCTCAATTACTGGTGACATTCTTACTGTGAGCGCTATTGGCTCTGGCGCTGTGGCGCAAGGTCAAACTCTAAGTGGCACAGGAATCACCACAGGAACAAAGATTGTTGACTTCTTGACGGGCGCTGGCGGTAATATTAATGAGCAAGGCACATACAAACTCAACATTAGCCAGACAACGGCATCGACAACGATAACCGCTTATTACGAAAAGCCATTGCAGATTAACTCTGCTTTTGTGCGTATTAACACCAATTCAAATGGTCAGCCCATCATCAATGGTGGTTTGGACTATCCAATATCTGTTTTAGCGTTGCAAGACTACGAGATGATTGGTCTAAAAACGCTGAGTGGGCCGTGGCCAAAGGCGATTTACTACAACCCTGGCGCTGATACGGGCAATTTGTTTGTGTGGCCAAACCCCTCACAGGGCGAGATGCACTTGTTTGCCAACACCATTTTTAGCAGATACGGCACTTTGTACGACAACATCGTATTACCACAAGGCTACTCAATGGCGCTTCGTTGGTGCTTGGCAGAGCGTTTAATGCCTATGTATGGCAAGGCTAGTCAAGTACAAATAGCAATGATTAACGGCTTGGCGGCTCAATCAAAAGCAACTATTAAGCGCAACAACATGAGTCCATTGCAATCTGCAAGATACCCAGACGCTTTGATGAACTCACGCTCAAAAGACGCTGGTTGGATTCTTACTGGGGGCTTTGTCTAAATGGCAGACTTTGGCTTTGTTGGCCCTTCCTACCCTGCGGCTTCGGTTTACCAAGACAGCAACGAGTGCATAAACTTTCTTCCAGAAGTTGACCCGCTCAAACAGCCTGGTGACCGAGGCGTGGTGGCGCTGTACCCAACGCCTGGTCTAACGATTAAAGCCATTCTTCCCAATCAACAAGAAGTCAGAGGCTTACGTACTCTTTCTGGTGGCACTCAAATGCTTGCCGTTTGTGGCGCTTATGTCTATGTGTTTAACAGTTTCTTGACCCCCACCATGATTGGTGAGATGAACAGCATAACGGGTCGTGTCACCATATCTGATAACGGAATAAATGCTTATATCGTAGACGGCACATATCGCTACACATGGCGCATCGGAACTGTGACCGCGGCTGTATTTACAGGAACTGTATCTGGCACGACTTTGACTGTTACTTCGGTTAATTCTGGAACTCTTGCGGTAGGTCAACATTTCTTTGCTGTGGGTGCGTTACAGGAAACAGTTATAACCGCCCTTGGAACGGGTACAGGCGGTACAGGCACATATACCCTTGGTCTATCGCAAACAATCGCTTCTAGCCAGATGTATACCTCTAGCCCAGGCGCTATTGTCACAGCGTCAATGTCTGGCACTACTATGACTGTTACTGCGGTTTCTAGCGGTACTTTGTATGTTGGTCAAACCATTCAAGGCGCTGGCATCACAGTTCAAACCATCATTACGGCTTTGGGAACTGGCTCTGGTGGCGCAGGAACTTACACAATAAATAACTCTCAGACAATTAGTTCACAGACTATGTACGCCCTTAATTGGACTGTACTGCCTTCTTCTGATGGCGCGTTCTCAGGCGGTGAAACTTGTGACATTGTTGACAACTACTTTGTATATAACCGCCCAGAATCTCAGCAATGGGGCGCTTCTGGCGTTCTATCCCCTATTTCTGGCTCTACTTCATTTTCTAGCAAAGATGGTTCGCCAGATGATTTAATTGCGCTAATTGTTGACCACCGAGAGGTCTACCTAATGGGTGAGGCTTCTTCTGAGGTGTGGACTGATGTGGGCGGTGTGCCGTTCCCGTTCCAAAGAATCCCAGGCACTAACACCCAACACGGCATAGCGGCTAAATTTTCTGTTGCCCGTTTTGGGGATTCATTTTGTTATGTCTCTCGCAACAACAGAGGTCAATCACAGATTATGCAAATGAAGGGCTATGTGCCTACACGCATATCTAACCACGCGGTCGAGAATTCGCTTGCTAACCAATATGTTGATAACGCTATTGCTTGGACTTATCAACTAGAGGGTCACGAATGTTATGTCGTGTCTTTCCCTAGCCTAGAGTTAACTTGGGCTTATGACCTAGCCTCTGGTATGTGGCACAAGTGGCTGTATACAGAGAATGACGGCACATATACCCGTCACAGAGGTAATTGCTGTGCGGTGTTCCAAGGTTTAGTTTTGGTGGGTGACTACGAAGATGGCTCAATCTACCAAATAGATAAAAACAACTACACAGATAACGGACAACATACCCGTAGGTTACGCAGAGCGCCACACTTGGTGTCTGACTTCCAAAGACAGTATTTTGATGAATTGCAGATTCAGTTTCAGCCTGGCGTTGGTCTTACTGGCATTACTGTTCCCATAAATGATGCTGTTGTAGGCGCTGACCCACAGGCTATGCTTCGGTGGTCAAACGATGGCGGTTCTACATGGTCAAGTGAGCATTGGACTTCTATCGGTTTAATTGGCAAATATAAGAATCGTGCCATTTGGCGCAGATTGGGTATGGCTAGAGATAGAGTGTTTGAAGTGGTTGTGAGCGACCCTATCAACGCTGTGATTATTTCGGCTAACCTAAAAGCAAGTGCGGGAGAAAACTAATGGCATATGGCATTTCCAATACCACGCAGTTAAACCCATATCCTCAGACTGAGTTTTTGGATGGGCAGACTAAGCGACCCACAAGGGCTTGGCAACAGTTCTTCCTTAATCTGCTTAATTACAGTTCAGCGGCTACGGCTACGGCTGGTTCTGCTACCTTGCCTGCTAACCCAGTTGGATTCATAAACATAACAATAGATGGTGTTCCATACAAAGTGCCATATTACAATGTCTGATATGGAATTAACCCAAAATCATGTGCCAACGCTTGAGGAAATTGAGCGTTTACAACATGAAATGTCAAAACTTCCACAAACGGAAGATTTGCATACAGAACATTACTTTTCGGGTGGAATGTATTGTCGTAAATTGTTTAGACCAAAAGATACATTGATTGTTGGCAAAGTACATAAAAAAGACCATTTCTTTTTGTGCGCTAAAGGTCAAATTATTGCTTGGTCTGAAAAAGGAATGGTTACGCTGAATGAAGGTGACTTAATTTGCTCTAAAGCAGGCACAAAGCGAGTGACTTTGGCTGTGACGGATGCGGTTGGTATTACTTTTCATGTAACTGATAAAACTGATTTAGATGAAATTGAAAAAGAATTGATAGAGCCAGACGAATTGGCTTTGTTTGACTCTGGTAATAAATTAAAGGCTCATGTCTTGGGAGTAAAAAAATGTCTTTTGTAACAGCGGCAATTATTGGCGGTGGGGCTACTCTCGCGGCTGGCTATATGGGTTCACAAGCCGCTAAAAGTGCGGCTAACGCTCAAGCGGGTGCGGCGCGTGAAGCGGCTCGAATTCAGCAAGAACAATTTAATCTAACTAACGAACAGCAAAAGCCGTATCGTGAGGCTGGTTATTCTGCGTTAAGTGACATAGGCGCAATGAAGCCCTATTTAACTCAGCAATACACACCAGAAGATTTTGCACAAGGTATAGACCCAGGCTACCAATTTAGATTGCAACAAGGTCAAGAAGCCACTAACAGAGCCGCAAACATGGGTGGCGGTTTGATTGGTGGTAACGCTCTACAAGGCTTGCAAAATTATTCGCAAGGATTAGCATCAACCGAGTTTGGAAACGCTTTTAATCGTTTTCAAGTGGGTCGTACCAACATCTATAACACCTTGGCTTCAATCTCTGGTTTGGGTCAAACTTCACTTGGTCAAACAACTGCCGCTGGAACACAAGCCGCAGGAAATATTGGTGCAAACATTGCTAATGCTGGCGCGGCTCAAGCGGGTGGTATTGTTGGTTCTGCTAACGCTTTAGGTGGCGGTTTAACTGGTGCTGGTCAAAACTATATGTTGTCTCAAATATTAGCATCTAGAAACCCTGCTGTAACTCCTGTGGGTGGCGGTGCTGGTGGTGGAATAACAAGTTCGCCTATAAACGCCCCAACTATTGACGCATATGGAAATTCAGTTCCTATGGGTTATGTCAATTATTAAGGAAAAATCATGGCAGAACCAGTAGCACTAGGAGTTAAACCACCACAAGGTATGAGCCTTGGGGATATGCTTAACATCGCCCGTGGCGCACAGGCGTATCAGCAAGAACAACAAATGAACCCTTTGGCTTTGCAGAAAGCGCAAGCAGAAGCAAATGTAGCAACAGGCACAGAAAAGCCAAGGATTTCGCAAGCAACTTCTGAGGCAGAAACATCAAGAATTAATGCATTAAAAGCAAGTTATGGTCTTGATGAGACAGAACATAGTGCATTTGCCAAGATTCTTGGTGGTTTTGCTTATGACCCACGATTAAGCCCAGAAAACATCAAAAAGAATCCAAAAGGCGTTCTAGAGGTTATTCACGACATGAAAGCCGAAGGAAGGGCTAGTGGCATCCGTGACATTCGTTTAGATACTATTACTGCACCAGCAATGGCTAAAGCATTGCAAGACCCTGCTTCTGTGCCACAGTATCTGCTTAACATGATGACACGGGGCATGAGTCCTACTGAACAACGCACGGCTGGAATAGAAAAAGTTGAAGTAACTCCAACTGGACAAGTGGTCAGAGTTAGCCCAACTACTTATGGAGAAAAACCACAAGTTTCATTTGAAAAACCAAAAGGAGAAGTTCCTGCAAATGAGGCAATAGAAACCGATACTTTTGGAAATAAAGTAATTGTTAAGAGAGACACTAGCGGCAAAATTATTTCTAGCCGACCAGTTCCTTCTGGAGAACAAGGTGCTGGATTCCAAAGTTTGCCAACGGGCGAAACACCAGAATCAGTTAAAACCGCAAGAGACCAACAGTTAGCAATACAAAAAGCCGCGCAAAATGTCCAAACATCACAATTTAACAACAATAAAATTATTGAATTGTCTGATAAGGCTTTGGTTGGTGTTGGTGCTGAAACGCTTAGTAAATTAGGTGGTGGTTACGCGGCACTTCCATTTACTTCTAATGCCACAGAAAACAGACAAATCTTGGGTCATCAATTAGCGCTTGAAACTGCAAACTTGGCAAGTTCTGCTGGTTTGGGAACTGATGCGGCTAGAGGTTTGGCATCACAAGTTTCTGGTGACATTAACTGGACAGCAGATGCTATTAAGTCAACAGCCCGTATGAATCGTGCTTTGTCTACTGGTGCTGATATGCTTAACAGAGGCATAACTAGCGCTATACAAAAAGCAAACAACAATCCTATTGCTGGTCGTGACTTCCAAAACAAATGGAGTACACAAGAGCAATTATTGCCAACATTACAGTTCATAGATGCTATGCGTAATGCTAAGTCAGACCCTAGTGGCGCTAAAACAATGATTGATTCTCTTGGTGGCTATGGTTCACAAAACTACAAAGATACGCTAAAGCGCGCTGGTAATTTAAATGACCTAATTACGAAAGGCCAGTAATGTCTGGATTTTCTATTGATGAATTAGATGCAATAGCGCGTGGCGTTGGCGGTGCAAGTGCGCTTGCAAGCGGCAAAAACAAAGCGCCTTCGGCAGAACCAACTCAAGAAGATTTAAATAAAGCACGAAGAACAAAAGTTTTAAACCCACAGTTACAACCAGATGCTGAACCAACAGTAACTGCACCTCAATCTGATTTTTCATTTGACATGAAGAATCTTGACAAACAAGCGTTTCAGATTGCATCTGGAAAGATTGAAACACCAAAAACAGAACCATCTTCCATAACAAAGTTTGGGCAAGGTCTTGCCGCTTTAGGCGATGTGACTGTTGGTAGTGTGTTGCCTGCTATTGCTGGAACTGTTACATATCCTGTTGCAAGAGCAATTTATGGCACACAAATGCCAGCAGAGCAAGCGGCTCAAAAAGCACAACAATTACAGCAAGGCATAGTAAGCGCAATAGACAAGCCATTTGGTAAGGCGGCTGGCGTAACTGAAACCGCTGGCTACAAAGGTGAAGCCGTTAACCAATTAGTAAATTTTATTGGTGAAAATGCTAGTAAAGGCGCTGATTGGATTTCCAACTATTTAAATATTCCAAAAGCCGATGTAGAAAGTTACATGAACACTATTGGAATTGGTGTTGCCCCTACTGCTGGAAAACTAATTAAAAAAACTGGTCAGGCTGTCGGTAAAGAAATTGGCTATGTTGGTGAAGCCGCAAAAACTGCTGTCAAACCAATGCAAGAAATGTTTGAACAAGCCAAAAAGAAAATACCTACTGTGCGTGTTGAAAAAGCACCAGAAACAATGAAAGGCATGGGCGCGGCAGAAGTGGATGCGGCAAGATTGCGCCAAGAGCGTGGCAATGAATTGCTTGTGCCAATGGGTGATGATTTAACTAAAAGCCAAATTACTCGTAATCCATCAGATGTTACTTTTGAGCGTGAAACAGCAAAAAGCCCAGAACTAGGCGCACCTTTGCAAGACAAATACGCTTTGCAAAACGAAAAGTTGCAACGCAATTTGCAGGCAGAAGTTGACCAAACTGGCGCTCAAATGGTTGGAATGGATGCGCCTGAGTTTGGTAAAGTGCTTTCTAAAACATTTGACACATATCGTCAAGGCAGAAAAGCAGAAGTTTCAACTGCTTATAAAGCGGCACAAGATGCTGGTGAAACAGCACAGCCCGTTACATACAAAGCAATTACAGATTTAATTACAAAAGAAACTCAAAACAGACCAACTAAAAAGGCTCAAAACCCTCTTTATTCGATTGTTGAAGAAGAAATTAAAGCAAACGACCCTAACGGCACAGGCACAATTAGCGTCAATGCCATGGAAGATATTCGCAAGTTAATAAATGAAGAAGCAGACCCATCTAAAAAGGGTATTGTAAGACTTGCTAAACAATTAAAAGAGCAAATAGACGCATCAACTGAAAATGCTGGTGGTGATTTATATAAAGAAGCGCGAGCAAAGAACAGAGAGTTTGAGGCTGAGTTTCAAGACCAAACCATTATTCGTGACATAAACAGATTAAAAAAGGGTACGACTGATAGGGTTGTGCCTTTAGAAAATCTAGCCGATAAACTTATTTTTAAAGGTACTGGCGCGGATGTTAAGGCTGTGTTTTCTACTTTGGAAAAGATGGGGCCAGAGGGTCAACAGATAGCAAATGAATTGCGTGGCTATGCGGCAGACAAAATTCGTCAAGAAGCCACAAAGAATGTTGCTAGAGACAAAAACGGCAACCCTTATGTATCTACCGCAGAACTTGATAAACAAATTAAAGCGCTAGATAAAAGCGGTAAGTTGGACTTTTTGTTTGGCGCAAAGCAAGCAGAGCGATACAGAACGCTTAATGACTTTACCAAAGATTTACAGACTGTTCCACAAGGAACTGTAAACACTAGCGGTACAACTGCCACGCTTCTTTCTGCTCTTGGTGAAATGGCGGTAACTGGTGCGGCAACAGGCGTACCAGCGCCATTAGCAACCATAGCAACCTATGGCGTAAACAAATATCGAACTAATCAAAAAATAAAGAAAGTTGAAGAATATGCCAATCCCAAAGGCACTAAACTTTCGGATATTCCTCGCATTGAATTGCGTGGCATGAACCAACCAGATTAAGGATACACATGGCAGTCAATCTCTCCCCCATCGGTAACGGCTTTCAGTTCTTTACCACTACTGGATTACCTCTTGCTGGTGGCAAGATATACACCTACCAAGCGGGTTCATCTACGCCCCTAGCGACTTATACCGATAACACGGCTACTGTTGCTAACGCCAATCCCATCGTTTTAGGTAGCGATGGTAGACCATCAGATGAGATATGGCTGACCTACGGCTATAACTACAAGTTCATTCTTAAAACAGCAGATGACTCCACCATTCAAACATACGATAACTTGTATGGAATTATTGGAGTGCAACCTACTACGGGCGCTACTATCCCTGCGGGTTTAATCTCGATGTGGTCTGGCTCTATCGGCTCTATTCCTAGTGGCTGGTATCTTTGTGATGGTTCTAACGGCACACCTAATCTGACAGACAGATTCGTTATTGGTGCTGGCTCTACTTATGCGGTGAACGGAACTGGTGGTGCTACATCGGTTACTTTGGTTACGGCAAATATGCCAGCCCACACGCATACAGCGACTTCTGTGGTTACAGACCCAAGTCACAGTCATGGCTCTACTGTTGGTAGCGGTTTCCTTTCCAATGGCGGTGGCGAACAATTAGCGGGTGGTAATAATCTAAACTTTGGTCGACCAACTACAACTGCAACTGCATCAACTGGTATCACAGTAGCAACTACAAACGCATCTGTTGGCTCTGGTTCTTCTTTCTCTATCATTCCAACTTACTACGCCTTGGCGTTTATTCAGAAGTCTTAATATGTCTGAAGATATAGCAACACGCATCGCAGTTCACGAGGCCATTTGTGCCGAACGATACAAAAATATAGAAGAATCATTAGCAACTGGCGAAAAGCGCATGACTAAGATTGAATATCTTTTGTATGCGGTAATGGCTTGCGTTCTGCTTGGCCCAAATGTAGCGGCAACTTTTATTCACAAGTTTTTCGGGGTGTGACATTGACCCGCTTACTATTGGCGTTGCGTTTAAAGCGTTGCAACTTGCCTATGATGGCATTACTTATTGTTGCGAAGCCTTAAACGAAGGCAAAGTAGCCGTAAAAAAGATAAAACAGGCAACCGAAGATGCAAAGACCATTGTTAACGAAGCCAAATCTATCTGGTCATTTTTTGCGGGATTGTTTGGTACTAAAACCAAAACGCCCGTTTCTGAAGCCAAGCCTGTGGGCAAAAAGAAGGAAACCTACACAACCCATATCCCAAACGAATCCGAAATAGTCCAACAGTTTATCGGACATTTAGGGGCATTTTTTAAACATCATAAGGAGTTAACCGAATATGTTGAAATTAAATATGAAGAAGTATTTAGAAGCGCTGACCCAGACCCTCAAACGATTCTGGAACTCTCTGTTTACAAAAACGAATTAGACCAAGCCTATGTAAAACTAAGTGGAATGATGAGGGGCGCTGGCGTTCCTTATCAACTAGGGCCACTTTGGGACAACTACAACCAGATTTATTCTAAGGTGCAAGTAGAACAGCAAAAGAGAAAAGAACAAATCAGAATTAGAAGGCAACGCGAAGCCTACAAGCGGGAAAGGTTTAGACAAGAAAAGATTGAACTTAGCATGGGGTTGTTCTTGGTGCTACTCATTGTTTCTTGGCTTTATGCCGTATGGATAAATTCATTTACCGAGGTATTTTGATTATGCTTTGCGTGATTTTGTCTATCATCTTAATCATTACGCCTGTGATTATTATGATGTGGATAAAAATTCAAAAAGCAGAAATTCGGATTGAAAAGAAAGAACGACAGATTAACCGCCAGTTACAGCAATTAAAGGAACAATCAAAATGATGACACTATTTTCAACCTTGCTATCTTTCTTAATGGGTGGCTTACCCAAACTGTTTGACTTCTTTCAAGACAGGGCAGATAAAAAGCATGAAATTGAACTAGCGCGTATGCAAACGGAGAGGGAATTAACTCTCAAGAAGGCAGGCTTAGAAGCGCAAGAGCGCATTGAACATATCGAGACAGAGCAGATACAGATTAACGCTGAAGTGACTAACGCACAGACCGCTATGCAAGAGCGCCAAGCCCTCTATGCCCACGACATTGCTATCGGTCAGGGTGCTAGTCAATGGGTAACTAACGCTCGCGCTATGGTGCGACCAGCCATAACCTACGGGTTGTTTATCTTGTTTGCCTTTGTGGAAATCTTTGGCTTTTGGTTTGCCTATCACAAGGAAGTGCCATTCGATGTGGCGCTAGACCTTCTGTGGGACAACGAGACACAAATCATTTGGGCATCTGTTGTGTCGTTCTGGTTTGGTACACAAGCATTTGGCAAGAAATGAACATATCAAACAAAGCCATTGAAATGATTAAGCACCACGAGGGGGTGCGACAAAAGCCTTATCGTTGCCCAGCAAAACTGTGGACTGTGGGTGTTGGTCATGTCCTATACCCAGAGCAAGGCAAGATGAAGATAGAAGAACGCGATGGGTTTGCGCTTAAAGACGCAGACAGTCGCACATTTAGCATGGAAGAAGTTAATGCAATTCTCAAGTTTGACCTTGCTAGGTTTGAACGAGGCGTGGTTCAGTTTTGTCCTGTTCCACTTACCCAAGGTCAATACGATGCTCTTATCTCTTTTAGTTTTAATGTTGGCTTGGGGACATTACAGCGCTCAACCCTCCGTCAGAAGGTATTGCGTGGGGATATGGAAGGCGCTTCAGACGAGTTGCTTAAATATTGCAAAGCGGGTGGCAAAATCCTAAAAGGATTGGAAAACAGACGCAAAGACGAAAGAGCGCTATTCCTTAGTTAATCTTTTTCTACGCTAAACCAGAGTACAGCAATAATTACTCCGACTCCAACAACAGCACCAGATAACAGCAAAGCAATGATTGTCAAGATACTTTCAAGCATGGTTGTTTCCTAGTTCTTTAAGTCGTTCCTCAAGCCTTCTGATTCTTTGGCGGTTGTATTCAACTATGCTGGTGGCATATTCAAGCGATTGCTCTGCTTGCATCTTTGATAGATAGGCTTCACGCAAATCCTTATTGATAATTTCTTGCATTGTTCTAGGTCGCAATACATCACGCACAAAGTTAACAAATATTTCTCTGTTAGTCATAGCATTGCATAGTTGCGTTTAGATGGCTTGATTCTGTCAGCCAAAGCATAGACATAAAACCGCTTGGGCTTTACGCTCTTTTTAGCCATTTCACGCTCTGCTGTTAGTGCTTGCTGGCTCTTTGAGAAATCCCAAAACTTTGGGTAATAAGTCTTAAAAAAATCAGGGTGAAATGCGTTCATGTTTTGCTTTCTAATTTAGCCAATCTGTCACCCAGTTCGCGTATCAACATACGCGCTAGGGCTAGTTCTTCCATGATGGATTGAAATTTATCCATTTGTCGGATACCTTCTTTTCTAACTGAACTTTGTTCCATTGCACTAAAAATTTCCCGTTCTTCTGGCGTTTCTATTTCAAGCATAGTGCCTCCAAAAATAGTAGATAAATACCGCAAGGGCAATTTGCCCCATAAGAATAGCAAAGTCAGTTATATGTGTCATTAAATGGTGTTAGTTGTGAAGGTTTAACAGAGTAATACGCGCCATTGCCTACGTCAATTAGGTTTTCTTCTACCAAGAAATCATCGCGGTAAATCCAACCAATGACGCGAACACAGGATGTATGCAATTCAGTTAGCACAAACACATCAACAGGCTTAGTCCCAGACCAAACCACAGCATTAAGGTTGCCGCCAATCTTGCTGGCGCACTTAACATCAATTTTTTTGCCTTTGCGCGTAACCAAGTCAGCCCCAAATTTTCTAAAGTCGCAGTTAAGGTCAAAAGGTAATTTGAGGTATTTGGAAACCGCATATTCGGTAAGAACTCCATTTACGGACATTTGCACTCCATCTTGGGTTTTGTCTTGTTTGCGGTCTTGGGCGTGTTTGCTGGTGACATGATTCCTTAACTTGCCAATGTAATTACAAACCATAATTTCAGAGGCAGTTAAGGGAACATCTACATATTGCTTATTAAAAGTCAACATCCGCAAAATCGTCTTTAGGCTTTGGCGCGTTCATGTACGCCCAGCCCGACCAACCGCCTTCTACGATTGGCATACAGTCAAACTTCAACATCGGCCCGTTTTTAGTCTCAATAACTGAACCAATACGCTGATAGCGGTTCTTTTCTTGGCCATCTTTGTTGGTGTATTTGCCAGTTATTACGCTGACTTCAAATTGTGTTTTACTCATATTTCATCCTTAGTTTTCCTAATTTGCTATCCAACTCCGCTAAGAATTGGGTAACCTCTTCTTCAAGCATTGCTACATAAGTTGGGTCAAATTCGACCTTTTTTACGAACAATTGAAGTTTTTGTGGCAGGCGCGGGTCAAACGACACAAAGTCGCACCATTGGCGCTCACAGCACCGCATTTGCCATTGCATCTGGGTTATGTACTTTGCCGGCACAGACTGAGACAAAAGCGTATCGATGTGCGTGGCCGTGTTGGGACACTTGACCTCTAACATACCGAAAAGCCCCACCAGCCCGTCAGGAGACGCGCCTGCTTGCTCAAACTTTGGATGCTGTACAAACCCCACCTCTTCAACTAAAAGCCCGTGTAAAGCCTCGTACGCGCTTCTGGCCAAAGGCTCGGTTTCTGTACCCCATTGCATGGCGGCATTGGTAAATGACTCACCTTGGGTATTGGTAAGGCGCTCACAGATTAACTGCGCCATATAGTTGTCTCGGCTGGCGCTATAACCTGACTTGGTCTTGGCAATTACATCTGCCACCCGCGAGGCGGTGACTTTGCCTAATCTGGCGGCAAACCATTCTTCTGTGCGTTGTTCCATTATTGTTCTCTTGCTTTCATCATTTCATTTGATAATTGATAGGCTTTTGTGGCTATCGATTCAAAAGTTTTGTTATTCCATGAACTTCCCATAAATCCTTGCATAGCCTGAGTTGCAAAGTAATCGCGCAAAGTCATGCCTTCAGCACCAGCACCCGTGAATGGAAATGCCATAGGTTCATTTTGTTCAATCATTTCAAACTCCGTTTCATTAAGTCTTTAGCCGCTGTTACTGCTTCCAACCATTCCTTGTCTGTGCCTGCGGCTTTGTAGGCTTCCTTAAACCGCGCTTGAAGTTCCTCTAGGGTAGTGGACTCGCTAATGGCGGTGATGTGGTCTTGCATGGCGTTGTGGTTAGCCTTTGATTTAGGCATTACTTCATGCGTATTGTTTTCAGTATCGTTATCGCCTTCGGTGGGAATAGAAAAGGCTTGCATGGCGGCATATTTGTAGGCGGCTGACATTGCTTTATTAGTGGCTTTATCGCCAGAATCCATTGCTTCGCCAAATGTGCGGATGGTGTGTTTAGAACCATCTTCAGCCGCAACTAAGTCAAATTCTGCTTCTACTGTTACATAGAAAAGGTTGCCACCAGACTTGGACATTCTTTCCTCACAAGTTCTGGTCAACATCCGTGGAAGGATGCAAAGCCCGTGGGTGGCCAATAGGGGTGAAAGCGCGTTAAACACATCGTCAATGCCTCTAAATTTGTAGCCTGCGCCTTGACTATTGGTGCGGGCTTTTGAGATGCCTACGCGGGCTAAATCAGCCTGCACTTTGTTAATTGCTTGATAAACTTTCATTTAGTTTCCTGTGATTAAAAGGGTAAAGACTAAGCCACAAACAAAGCCAGAGAGCCAGAAAAGCACTTTGTCGGCAAGCGTGGGTGGTGGGGAGAATGGGCCTTCTATGCCGTGTTCGGTGTATTTATCGTGCTTCATAGTGTTTGCTTTCATAACGGGCTAATGCGAAGTCAAGTGCGTTGTTGTCGGCTTCTTCTTTGCAAGCCTTGGCATATGCTTCTTCTAAGGTTTGGATTACTGTGTCGCGTAACAGTTCGTGTATTTCGCCACCATTGACATACACAAACCAGAGGTTGCCCGTGTATGCCTCAAAGTAGCATTCGAGGTCTTGACCAGGCACATCGTGGTGCTCACAAATCATCTGGTCTAAGTCTGGGTGTTGGATTGGGTAATTCATGACTGCAACCACTCCTCGTAAGTTTTGAGGGGCTGGCCATCGCGGGTAATGTCACCACCTTTGCCGTCATCAGCGCAGGCCAAGTAGATTTGGTACTCTTGGTCGTTTGTGCCGCGAGTTTGCGTTTGCCAAAACTCGGTGTGTTGAAGTTCCATACTTTCTCCTAATAGACCCTGTGCGTTGTGCTGTGGGCATGACTGAATATTAACCTAGGTTAAGCAAATATTCACAAGTATTTGAAAATAAATCTGTTTATGTTGCTTATTTGCAACTTAACCTAGATTATGTACAATTAAGGCATGGACAAACAAAAGTTTATTGCGCTGGCAGGCTCACAGGGTGACCTTGCCAAATTATTAGGAATTAGCCAGGCGGCCATTTCCAAGTGGAAAACTGTCCCGCAACAAAGAATCTGGCAATTGCAATTACTTAGACCTAGTTGGTTTACTTAGGTTATACTTGTTGAAACGAGGCTAGGAATGGCTTGATCACTGTTCCGAAGAGGGTTACACCTTCCCCTGCCTTTGTTTCTTTTAAAGGTGCGTTAAAAAGGTAAAACTGATGCATTACTACAAAAAGAATATTGGCGATTACGCCAAGAAAACTGGTCGTTTGACCATGCTTCAACACGGCTCGTACACGCTTTTGTTAGATGCGTGTTATGACCGCGAAACATTCCCAACATTAGAAGAAGCGCTTGAATGGACTTGGGCATCCAGCACCGAAGAAATTGAAGCCGTTACCTTTGTTTTGAAGAAGTTTTTTGTTTTGCAAGATGGGGTTTATGTTCAAAACAGAATCCAGGAAGAACTTGAAAATTACCACAGCAATTCTGAGACAAACAAACGAATCGCATTGGAAAGAGAAGCAAAGCGTAGGGAAAACCGCACGAAGCGTGAACAACCCGTACACGAACCGCCACCTAACCAAGAACCAATAACCAATAACCAAGAACCAATTATTAAAGAAGGTAAACCTTCTTTGTCGGAAACTAAGTTCCCGCCTTGCCCCCATGCCGAATTATTAAAACTTTGGGGAAAGCATTTAACCCACTTGACCCAACCGAGAACTTGGGAAGGCAACCGCCAAACAAATATGCGGCAAAGGTGGATACAGGCTGGCAAACCTTCTGCATATTCGCCAGAGGGCTACAAAACAACCGAGGAAGGGTTGAAGTGGTGGGATTCGTTCTTTGGCTACATCGCCAACGACACATCCTTGGCTAACGGGTTTGAAACCAAGGGCAGAACTTGGCGGCCAGACCTAGAGTGGGTGGTTAACGCTACCAATTTTCAAAAAATCATTGATGGAAAGTACGCAAAATGAGTTTCGCTAAACCAGAAAATAAAGACAATTTCGAAAATAAATCTCGATTAACACCTTGTTCAAGATGCTTTAGGCTTTCGGAGAATGACGATTTAATCAAATACGGGTCTTTTTGCAAATCATGTTACGAGGTGTATTGCTACGATGTGCCTTCTTATCCTCAAGAATTAAATAAGTATTTTGGAGACCCGAAAGGATGGGCTAAACGAATTCTTGATAAACAAAAAGCAGGCATAGATGTACGCCCAATTGCTTTGAAATTTGCTAAGGAGGCGTTAAAAATATGACGAACGCTCAAGCGCATGAAATCCTTAACCGATGCCGTGACGGACAACCCATGTCCCTATTTGTCACAAATCAAGCCCTATTTGCAACAGGAGACATTTCTGGACTATTTGGTGAACCACTACGCTTTGATGGCAATGAACAAAGGGTCGATAGACCATGCCAGACACATGACCAAACTGCTGAAGTCGGATTTTCCTACTCTCGGTATCTTAATTTCCCAAAAACTAACGGAGTTACGCAATGAGCATAGAAACAATGAAACAGGCGCTTGAGGCGTTGGATTTGTCCAATCCTAGATTTGGAATTGGAACTGCAAAACATATTTCCGCAACAGCCGCCCTACGCCAAGCCATTGCAGAGGCAGAGCAAGAGCAGGGTGAGCCTGTGGCGTGGTATCACGCAGAAGACTTTAAAACGCATTTCACAACAGGGCCAAGCGAAGACTTGGTGAAAAGCGGATATTGGCAACCTCTTTACACCACACCACAACAACGCACATGGGTTGGACTGACGGATGAGGAGATTGCAGATTGCGCTGAAAAAATGGAAGCATCAGACCCGACCGATAGTTTTTGGCGTGAATTTTTCAGAGGCATTGAAGCCAAACTTATGGAGAAGAACACATGAGTAAAGATGAAATGATTGAAATGCTAAAAATAGCAAACTGCGACATAAACACCATTATTTTTGCTATCAACGCTTGGGAAATGGGATACGAACACGCACAAAAGGAACAACATGACGCTAGTAGTGACATTCACAGTTGATGGTGACCCTGTGCCAAAGGGCCGACCACGATTTGCCAGGCGCGGTCAGTTTGTGCAAACTTACACCGATGCCAAGACAATTGATTACGAAACCCATGTGGCACTTAAAGCCCGACAAGCAATTGGCGCTTCAGACCCGCTAAAAGGGGCATTAACTGTGTTTTTGTACCTTCGCTTTGCCGTTCCCCCTTCTTACTCAAAAAGGCGCAAGGAAGCCTGTTTAGCGGGTTTGGAATATCCAAAACGCGTGGATATAGATAATTGCTACAAAAGTATTACTGACGCAATAAATGGAATTGTATATGTTGATGATTCGCAAATTGTCGAAGCGCACATCAAAAAGGTTTATGCTGAGGATGCTGGCGCAAATGTAATGGTGCAAGAATGCGATTCGATTTAACAGGTGAAGCGCAGGCTAAGTCTTTGATGGTCAGCCTGTGGCCAAAGGTTCTGACCGCCCTAAATGGTGGCAAACAGTTAACTTTGGAAATCAAAACTGCGAACAAAAGCCGTGAACAAGAGGAAAAGTATCACGCCATGATTGGCGAAATAGCCAAACAAGCCAGCCACTTGGGTGCAAAATGGGATGCCGAGGATTGGAAACGCCTACTGGTTGACCAGTTCATAAAAGACATAAATGTGGGCGGTAGCAAAATAATCCCAAGCCTTGATGGAACTGGAATAGTGCAACTTGGTTTTCAAACACGAAAATTCACTAAAGAGCAGGCCAGCGAGTTTGTGGAATTTTTACACGCTTGGGGCGCAGAAAATGGCATTGTCTATTCCCAAATTTAACTATTACAGAAGCAAAAAGCACCTACAAAATGTGGCTGACTTGCCCTGCCAGCATTGCGGTATGGAGGGGCAGACGCAAGCGGCTCACAGCAACTGGGCTAAACACGGCAAGGGTAGAGGAATAAAGGCTTCTGACGAGTACACAGCGGCTCTGTGCTACCCATGCCACGCGCAGTTAGACCAAGGAATGTGCCTATCAAAAGAGGAACGCCAAACCATGTGGGACAACGCTTATATGAAAACCCTAAGTGAACTAAAAAAGCGTGGTTTATGGGTAAAATAAATTAAATGCCAAAACGCATGGGGATTGGGGGTGAACTCGAGAAGCACCCCACATCAACAGTCCCCAGCCGTGTTGATAGTCGTAAAAAGGGTTAGCGCCTTTTGTACTTAAACTAATTGTGTTGTGCGGGTACAAAACTCTGCTTTATGAGAGCGACTATCAACTACTTCTTAGGGTGAGCCTTATCCATACTGGTCTTTTCATGCGATTTAAGTTCTTTTGCAATAGAGTCAACCTTGCGTTGTTCCGCTTTGAATTCCCGTTGGACAACATAGTGCTTGGGTGTCTCGTGTACTGCTTTTTCGCGTGTTAATTTAAAATTTGTAGCCATAGAAAAAACTCCTATAATGGATACGGCATTGTACAATGTCGATTAACCTTGCAAGGAAACAATCATGGGAAAAATGGATTCAAACAAAGGTGTGAAAAGCACCACAGGCGCAACCCCACCCAAAGGTGCATCATCCAGCGATATGTCTGGTGAGCGCATGGGTAAGACTGTTGGCGGTGTTGGCATGGGTAAAGAAGACAAGACTGCTGGCATGGAAGGCGAATTCAATACTGGCCGTACCGCTGGCATTTGTTATTCCCATAGCCGCGAAAACTATCGTTAAAGCGAAATGCTATGACTTGGGAAACACAAAAGAAAAAGATTGGTGACAAACATAGGGAACTTTTGAAGCAATCAGAATCTAAACAAGGTTCTGCTCAATCAAAGCCTTCTGGCGTTAGCAATCCTTTTGCCTTGGTTACGCATGTTGGTAATAAACCAATCGAGCGTAAATCTTCCAATTCAATCGGTTCTCGTGATTCTTCTCATGCTGGAAAGCATGATGGTAGACTTGGCGAAATGAATACAGGTAGGTCTAAATCTGAGGTTTATTCTCATGAAAGAGCGCCTCATTCGCAAAGAGAATCCAGCGTGTTTGATTTAGTAACCCATGTAAATGGAAAACCAATCAAATAAAGCGAAACCCCAATAGTCAGTCGGGACTAATGGGGCTTCTAACCACATCAAAAAGGAGTTGATATGGCTACTGAGTATTGTAGGGACTGTCGGCATTACAGCGACACGAATTCCATTTTGGGTTTGTGCCGTAGGTATCCGACATATCAAAATCGAAGCCCACAAGAGACTTGTGGCGAATACAAAGGCAAAGCAGTTGCCGAACTTACCCCAGAACCTTCTGGGGACTTTTTGCCTGACCCAGTAAAGAAGCGCATGGGCAGACCACGCAAAGAGGCAAAAGAGGTGTCAGAATGAACATCAAACCTCTACGCGACAAAATCATTGTCAAGCCAGAACCGCGCCTAAAGTCAAACATTGACTTATCCCAAATGCAAGAAGCCGACTCAATTGGCACAGTCATAGCGGCTGGTGAAGATGCGTTATTCCAAGGGGTAAACATTGGTGACCGAGTGCTATTTGGCACATTGGCTAAAGAATACAAAGACGAATACTTGAAGTTTGAGGAATTAAACTTAGATGGTGAGCGTCACTTAAAAATGTCATGGCAAGATATTGCCGCAGTATTGGAAGAAG